CAGGATATGCCCAATACCGACGAGGGCAAGATTACCGAGCGGCCTATACTGACGCGCCCAAAGGTTCTGGTGGGCAACAGTGCACAACTAATAGATGAAATGGTTGGCCCAGGCGAAACTTGGTATATCGAAGACGAGCGACTCTACATCATCAAAGACAACGAGGTAACGAGCCGGTTTATTCCAGTTGTTAGCGCAGCCACCGGACTGATAAGCACACCGACGCGCAGCAACCAGCAGGTGACGTTCCAGACGCTTATTAACCCAACCGTGAAGATCGGGCGGCGCGTCAAGCTAGAGAGCACAACAGCGCCTTTTATGAATGGTGTATATCGCATTGAAACAATCACGTACAGCGGCGATAATTACGGTGACGCCTGGAGCCAGACGTGTACCGGAAGGCTAGGAGCAGGGACGGTAGTGCTATGAACGAAAAACGAGAGCTAGTGGACGTGCTGCAAGACGCAATCGCGTTTGCATTGTCCAACTTGCACACGGCAACCATTGCCAAAGTGACGGGCGTGCAGGCCAAAACCATCAGCGTCCAGCCTGTTATTAATCGCGTGGTGGCTGGCCGGTCTATTGAGCTACCGGAGTTCACAATGGTTCCGCCTGTGTTTATGCAAGGCGGCGGAAGCCACACGGCGTATCCAATAGCTGTTGGCGATTACTGTCTGCTGATCCTCACAGAGAGATGTTTTGACCGTTGGTACGGCGGCGCAGACTTTCAGAGCCCGGCTGAATTCAGGATGCACGATTACAGCGATGGTCTAGCTATTGTTGGCGTCAATCCTTTGGCCAGTGCAATTACCATACCAAGTGTAATCCAGCAGACTGGCGATACGAACCAGGATGGTGACTATACGCACCAGGGCGACCGGACGCAGGTAGGCGACTTAACTGTTACAGGCAACTTGCAAGTTAATGGAAACATTACATGCACAGGCAAGCTAACTGTGGCAACGGCAACTATCGGCGGCATAGACTTTGGTACACACACTCACAGCGGCGTCGACACCGGGCCGGGTAACACGGGAGGGCCACAATAATGCGCGTTAGCGGGCTAGACAAAGATCTTGATTGGCGGTTTGGTAAAGGGCGGGCGGTTTACAAACGAGACTCTGCCGCTATTGCGCAAAACGTGCTGACTCGGCTGCGCTCGTTTCGTGGAGACTGGTATTTAAATGTGGAATTTGGCATAAACTGGATTGAATTGCTGGGCAATCTTGGCACAGAAAACCGCTTGCTTCGTGCAGTAGAATCAACCGTATTGCAGACTGACGGCGTGATCTCTATTCAGCGGCTTGGCATAATTCGGCGAAATGCCAATAGAGGTGTTACAATCGAACTCCAATATACCGACGTTTTCACGCAACAAGATTTGCAGACCCTGGAGCTAACCGCATGACAGCGCCACGATTCACGCCAGACGGCATTCAGGTACAGACCTTTCAGGAAATCTATGACGAGCTGGCGGCGGGCTACCGGGTAATCTATGGCGAAGATATAAACCTTGAGCCGAACAGCCCTGACGGTCAGCGCGTAGCCATAGAGGCACAGCTAGTTCTTGATTCGCAGTCGTTCGGCGCACTTGAATACAATCAACGCGATCCAGACTTTGCGCTTGGTCAGTCTCTTAACTCAATCATAAAGCTGTCAGGCATCACGCGCAGGCCAGCCACGCGCTCTCAGGTGGACGTTACGGTTGTAACTGATAGACCGCTTACTCTGCCAGTCGATTACACCGTAGAAGACGACCTAGGGCAGTCGTGGTCAACGCTTGCAGCCAGAACACTAATTGCCGGGACCACAACCGTCACTGTGTTTGCCGTTAACTTTGGCGCAATAGCCGCTGATCCTGACACCATCGTCAACCCTGTTACCGTTGTTATCGGCGTGCAGTCTGTCACAAACCCCACAGCGGCCACAGTAGGCATTGACGAGGAAACAGATCAAGAGCTACGCGTTCGGCGGAATCGATCACTCGAAACCCCGCAATCATCCAGCATTGGCCGCATGTTCACAGCACTGGCCAGCCTGCCAAACGTAACCGACGTGGCCGTCTACGAAAACGACACAGCAACAACAGACTCCGACGGCATACCTGCGCACAGCTTGTGGGTAGTGGTTGAGGGCGGCGCGGTATCTGATATTGTTGAGACGATGGTTAAAAACAAGACCGGGGGCAAGGGGATGGTGGGGGCTGTTACTGGGACGTTTAGTGAGGATTTCACGCGCCCCAACGGCACCACTTTTACCATTGTTCACAGCATGACGTTTGACCGGCCTGTTGATGTGCCGGTACTTGTGCGGTTAGACGCCACCAGAAAGGATGCCGCGAACCCGGTAGACGAAGCGCTTATAAGTCAGGCTATTGCAGCGAGAACCTTTAATATCGGTGAAAACCTATTGGCTGGCGACCTGTACCGCTTAGCGTTTAACGCCGGCGAAAGTTTTATACCAACGAATTTAGAGATCAGCCGTGACAGCGGGGCGACGTACACAGACGGGCGCATACTGTCAGACCTGAATGAAAAATTCAGCATTGCTGCCGGAGATGTTGCCGTAACGGAGATCATTTAATGAGCTTCGAATCAGATTACGTCAACCTGCTAATTAAGCAATATTGGGAAAAGCCCAAGGCTAACGCTGAAATAGAATTCAAGGCGGGTGTGTGGCGTAAAACGTTTGAGTGGATTGATTCGTTTAGTGAAGAGTTTGATCTTGATAACGCGACGAGCGACAGGCTCGACATCATCGGGCGCATTGTCGGCATAAGCAGAACCATTCCACTTATCGTCCCTAAAATTGCATTTGGCTTTGACGAGAACACAAGCGCTCGCGGCTTTGATGATAAGTTTTTGCAGGTGGCAGACAGGGCTACGTTTCAGGATAAATTCGAGCGGACCTATACGGATCTTCAGCTTGATGACTCGGCTTACCGGTTTTTTATTCGCGCCAAGATTTCAAAGAACGTGGGCGGGCCTTATATCGTAGATGACCAGGGGCTGTCGATTCAGCTTGCAGTTAATACTCTTTTCGACGGCCTAGCTTACGTCATTGACAAAAAGGATATGACGCTTAATCTGTATGTTTCGCCGCAGTTTAACCTTGACCAATTGCGGGCTATAATTCGATTGGATTTATTGCCCAAGCCGCAGGGCGTAAGGTACGGGGTAATTGTGCAAGCAGGTCCGGGCGAGACGTTCGGGTTTTCCGACAACGTAAACGCTCTGCCGTTTGCAGATAAATTTGATTTAACCAACCAGCCAGGCGGCAGGTTTGCTAACAAGGTGGTGATCTAATGGCGAAGATTGATAGATATAACGGCAACGTAAGAGCGTTTGCTGCTGACTCTCTGGGCACTGAACGAACGGTGTTTGGCGCTACAACACAGTCAGACACGCTGGACGGGAACATTACCCTGGACCTACTGCGAGGGTGGGGCATCGTTGGCGTGAACGAGAATCCAACGAAGCAGGATTTTAACGGTCTGGCGTTTACACTGGGCCAGCTGATTGCTTACTTGCATCAGCGGGGCGTGCCGGAGTGGAATGCAGATCAGGAGTATTATCAAGGGTCTGTTGTTACCACGCTGGCGGGAGTATATCGTTTAAAAAGCGGCGGCGACGGAACTGTAGACCCTGATAGTGACGGCGGAACAAACTGGGAGTTGGCACCTACTCGGGCGCAGGTGGATGCCAAAGCAGACCAAGCCACAACCTACACTGAAACAGAAGTTGACGAGCTGACAGGAAGTCTTGCCTACCCCAGTACCACACTGGCATCTAGCTCAGACATCTCAGAAAGTGTTAACCCTGCCATTGCCGCATATCCACACATTCAGGGCTTTCGCACCGGCACTGGGACGGCACTCACTTTTGCCGAGGCCGTAGCAGAGGCGGCAGAACGCGGAGCGCGACTATTGACAATCCAGGAACTGGAGGCTGGTGTTGCTGCTGGTACAGGGTCTGTTTATGACGAAGAAATAACATGGACAAGCTCGCCTGCTGGAGTTGGGCTGGTATATGGAAATATTGGAGAAGGTAACGGCACCAGAGTTGTTTTAAACACGAATACAGACACCGCCGCTGGCGGTTACGCCGTGTCTGTTGTTGGTCAAAGGCAGTGGACGGACACTCAGTACGCACAACTATCAGGTGGCGCATCTGCCAACTTCACAACTATGCCACAAGTCGGCGGCGATCCTGTTGTTGAGAGTGGGAGTAATGCGGATGGAGAGTGGACGCGGTGGAGTGATGGGACGCAGATTGCCATGATATCAAACGCAAATGGCGAAGTATCGGGCGGCCCATATACTTGGACCTACCCAGCCGCATTTAATGCCGCACCGACTTATGCAGCAGGGCAAAATATTACAAGGGCACAGCCTACAGGTACAGACAGGGCCGAGTCCGTATCAATTGGCCAGGCAGGCAATGACTTTAGAACGGCAACCGACCTTGATTACTACACCACAACGTCTAATGATTCCGCCGAACCTTTTGCGGTTTCACTATTTGCATCTGGTCGCTGGAAATAAGGAATACACTATGAGAATCACAGTAATACCCACAGGCACACCCGTAACTCATTACGCTTTCAGTGGTGAGACTATTGCCGCATTCTGCAAAGGCGAACAAGAAGACTTCGATTTGTCTTCACTTGTCGCTAGCGCAGAGTTCCAATCTGTTGTTGTAGACACACTGGATACGTCACCAAGTCAGGTTATCCGTGCAGCATATCGGGACGAAGCTGGCGAGCTTCATGTAACCCTATGCCAAGGCGTAGGTTCAGGTCATTGGGAAGCCTCTGACGAGCTAGACAGCGAAAGCTACAATCCAGATACCGTGTACGTGAAGTTGAATCAAGAAAAAGAATTCAGTGGTACACCTAAAGTAACGACTCGCCAAGGGGCCATGTAATGGGATCAATCAATGTTAAATCAGCAGCCGTGTTGCAGGAGGAGTTCTTAGCATCCACTAAGTCTCGGCTTACCGCAGCTATCCAGTCCATGCTTGACGAGACGGCACAGGAACGGGGGTATGACAACATCTTGAGCCTATGCACCTACGCCACGTCACCAACCGCAAAGTTCGCCGCTGAAGGTCAGGCTGGCATATCATGGCGTGATGAAGTATGGGCAAAGGGCTATGCCATTCTTGCCGATGTTGAAAGTGGAGCGCGGGCTATTCCGACAGTCGATGAGTTGCTTGCAGAGTTGCCAGACTTTGTGTGGCCGCGAGCATAACGCATGGTTTACGCACAGCATTTTGACGCCGAAGAGTTCCGTGAGTGGTCAGACGATATGAGCGCCCGCCTTGTCACCATGCTTGATGTCCTTCGCTTCAAACTGGGCAGCCCTATCGAGATCTCGCTAAGCGAATACGCCCTTGGCCGCAACCTTGGCCGTGGGAAGATGTCAGAGCATAACATTGATGAGTGGGGCGAAGTGCTAGCGGTTGATTGTTTTATCAGCGGCATCTACAGTCGGCAGCAAGCTGAGGCCGTGGTGTATGAAGCTGAGGCGATTGGCTTTACTGGCATCGGAGTGTACTCGGACACCCGTAACAACCAAGGCCAAGAGCAGGTCATGTTTCACCTTGGCGTCAGGCCCAATGAGGACATGGGCAGCCCTGCAACATGGGGTCGCATTAGCGGCAAGTACACAAGTTTAATCGCGGCTGTTCAGTCGCTGAAGGCGGGCTGACTATGAGCGCATGGGATAAGATAAAAGACGTTGTAGGCTCTGTTGCACCCATGGCAGGGTCAATGCTTGCCGGGCCCGCTGGTGGCGCAGTTGGGTCAATGCTTGCCAGTGCGCTCGGCGTAGACAACACTCCCGACGCCGTAGCTGCTGCAATCAAGTCTGACCCACAAGCCGCTGTAAAGATACGCGAAATTGAGGCGCAACTAGAGCAGACCCGGCTAGAGGTTCGCGGCCAGGCTGTGCAGGCAGAGGCAAAGGGCGAGTCATGGTTGCAGCGCAACTGGCGACCTTTGACAATGGTTTGGTTTAGCTTTCTCGTGGGCGCATATTGGTTCGGATACACACCTGAAAACCTGTCAGAAGAAGCGGTACTATCTTTGTTCGGCCTGATCAAGCTGGGACTTGGCGGCTACGTCATTGGCCGCAGTGCTGAAAAGATCACAAAAGAAATCAGCGGGTCTGGGTTGCTGGGCAAGATGTTGAAGAAGTAAAAGCATAAAGAGGGTCGGCGTGTGCATACACCCAACAAAGGCAAGAACGTACCCATAGTGGGCAGAAAGACTAATTTCGCGCTGATGGTGGCCGTCTTTATCGTTGTCAAGCTACTTATGCTATTCTATGGGACACGCACTCTGATTAAACAGGTCAATGCATGTACGTTGATTACGCAAAAACGGACCAGCAAAAAGAAGTAGCACGGCTAATGGAGGACGGCTTAACAGGTGAGGCTATTGCCAAAAAGGTAGGCAAAGATCCTGGTAGCGTCCGAAAGGTTATGGCTCTTCTCAAGCAACGAGCCGCCCCCAAGTCTATCCCCGAACACTCAGGCACCATCCCCGACGGCTACAAGATCAAAGGCACCTCTACACTTTACAAAGATGGTGAGCCAGCGCTGCAATGGGTCAAGACTAATCTGGATGCCGAACGCCAGGCGGCGATGATCAAAGAGTATATCGCCGGGCTGGTCAAAGACATTGAGCCCGCGAGCCCTAAACAAAAAACCCTCGACAAATATAAAAGTGACCTCATGCCGTCCATCTTTATTGGTGACGCTCACATAGGAATGCAGGCCAGCGCATCAGAAACCAAACACTCAGACTTCAATATTGACATCGCTTGCGGTCAGCTCATGGACGCCGTGTATCATTTGATTGATAAAGCAGAGCCCGCAGAAACCGGCCTTTTAGTTAATGTCGGCGATTTGTTGCACGCTAACGGCAGATCAGGAACCACGCTCAAGGGCACCCCCCTTGACGTTGACAAGACTTTCTACACAGCAAGCCGGGCCGCCGGAATGTTTATGCGCTATACCATCGACAGTATGCTGGAGAAGTTTGGCAAGGTGTATGTGGTCATAGTGCCCGGCAATCACGATGGAGATCCCGCCGTAGCAATCCAGCTTATGCTTGACTTCTATTACGACAAAGAGCCGCGCGTTGTAGTCCTAAAGAATGAAGGATTCTGCAATTACATCGAGTATGGCAACTGGCTGCTTGGCATGGCACACGGCGATAAGCAAAAGCCCGAAGCGCTCGTTGGGGCTATGGCCCGCGACATGTCAGCGGCTTGGGGTAGGACAACTCACCGGATGTGGTGCACAGGACACTTCCATAAAGAATCGGTTAAGACCCTGCCAGGCTGTAAGCACAAAGTCTTTGGGGCCTTGCCGCCCCCGGATAGCTGGCACGCATCCCAAGGTTACTTAGGCGATGGCGAAATGGAGATGCTGACGTTCAGAAAGGAGGGCGGGCTGCATAGCTCTCATGTTTACAATATCCCGCAGCCAAAGCACGAACCTGACGTTAAGATTTAGCGGCCTTACTCGTCCGGGTCGAAAATTGCAAACAGCTTTGCTACAATGCAAAGACAGAAGCCAACCCATTGACAAGTGAGCCATAGCAGCATGTCGCTTAAAACCTTCATGGAATCGACCTCGCATAATCTGAGTATTAAGTTTGAATCATCTGCTCCTGCGGCGTCTTATGCAACCAATGGCTTCGTGTTTACCTGGGGGGCCATGACATTTAATCAAATTATGATGCTGATCGGTACAGTGTTAGCCCTCGCCACCTTCGCTGTAAATTTCTACTTCCAAAAACGCCGGGACAAGCGAGAGCAAAGCCTTTACGCCCTGCAATCTAAGCAAGCCCGACGACCTCTCCCCGAACCTCAGCCCGATAACCTGCAAGAATAATCTTGAGCATCACCCGGTTGCTATTGTGGTATCTTTGAAGCACGGCAGGTTTGATCCCAAGCTGGGTCGTAAACTCCTTGACCGTCAGGCCGGTTTCGTCAAAGATGCGTTCTGCTAGTGTGTGCCTCTTCATTGGTCGTCTTCCATGCTCTCGCCAACAAGCGCCCGGCGGCTGGCTTGCCACCCAATCCAATATTGCTGCAAAAAGTCGTCCATGTATTCGCCGTTTTCAAACCGTGTAAAGCTGTAACTGTCGGACCATCTGTCCGTTACTGCCTGCTCAAATTTTTCCCGCTCTATATCACTCATCACCCTGACCCCTCTTAAAGTCAATGCACTCGCGGTCAATGCGCGCCGGAGCATCTTTATCCAATACTGCCTCAAGCCAAGCAGCCGGATAGCCTTTACTATCTACTAGCCGCCACTCGACATCCTCATACTCGGGCGGATCGCAGTCACCCGGGCCAGCACCTGAGAAAGTGTGCTGTCTCCATGGCCTAGCACCGCTGTAGCTAGTGATCACAACCCCGCAGGGTATGCCCGCCACAGTTGTTTCAAAGTCTGCACACAGGCGCTTCTGTGGCGTAGTGCCGTTAATTGCGTGGCGTAGTGCAGCGCGTGCGGTGTTGTATCGAGCCATGGCCGGGCCTACTCCACGCTTCAGAATGTTCGCGCACTTCCATTCTGCCAGTGCCTGGGCTGCTTGCCACTTTGCCGGGGCGCTCATAGCCCCACCTCTTTATGCTCAATAGACAGAAACGCCTCTCTGCTATCCATCAAAAATACTCCTGCTGATATTCGTCAATTTCTTTGCCGGTCATGCTGCTGGCCAGCGCGTCAAACCTTTCTGTCAGCCAGTCGCGCCATGCCTCAGTCATATCAAAGTCAGGGTCTGTCATCGCCGAGAACAGGTAGCCTTCAAGCTGCGTACTTTCTTCACCTAGCCATTCTGTAACCTGCCAGCTCAGATTGTGGTTGTCTTCCGTGTACTCCTGCATCAACTTTTCAGCAAATTCTGAGCGGTACTTTTCAAGAGCCGCGTCTTCGTCTTCCAGTTGGTCAACCAAGCCTTGATAGTGGTCTAGGGTGGCTGTGTGGTGGTCGGTCATTTGCACTCTCCATATCCGTCCATTTTCGGCCAGCCATATTCGCCGCCGCTGTCAATGTGTATCTGGCGCATCTCGCAATAGTTGGCCTGTTTGCCGTCGATGTCCTCTTGCTCGCCCATCACGTAACTGGCCACTAAAAGGGCGGCGATTATCAGTAATGCAGATTGTGTTTTCATGTTTCTGTTTCTCCTTATGGTTGTGTTAC